CGAACTAGCCCACAGAATATCCTGGTTAGTAATGACGGAAGGGTTTACCCACATTGAAATACTATATGCTTTTTGATCGGTGCCAGCGCTCGTGCCGCCGATTATATCTTCCCAGATAGTGTAGGCGCCAAGATCAATATTGTCATTACTCCCATCGAAAAGCAACGAATGTACTTCAGGCGCCTCTAGAGGAAATCGGCCGCGCGTCGCCGTCGTCTCGGGATTTAGTGAAAAGTCAAACGACTGATCTTGGAAGAAGGGATCATTAATGCTTCGGCCAGCTGTTTGAATAACTTGATAGTTCTTCTGATAGTTACCTATCCTATTATGCATTATCGTTCCGGAAATAGAGGATGTCAAAGATTGATCGGTCATTAAGATGTTCTTAATATTAACCGGACGCTTGGCGGACTCATCGCGCTTAAGGTTGGCCTTTGGACGATCGTATATGTAAGGCGGACTTACTGCCGGCGAATCAGGATCTGGGTATTGCGGACCTACGATTCCTACAGCCCCCGGAGACGCGGGCGTACCGCTTGCAAACTTGCCTCCCGCCCAAAGGCCAAATAGAAGTTTAAATCCTTCGGGGCGATCATCGCGACTATCTAAATTGTTGGAGCCTGCTTTGTCGCTGTGATACTTATTGATTTCAACGTGCCTGTGTTCTCGGCCCCCAACAAACTTCTCAGTAAACGGGCCCTGCATAGGAGTTTCATAATCGGGCCCATAAACGTCTGCATGCAGATTGGTTAGCTCAACGCTTCCTGTAAACCTATTAACAACTTCTGCATTATATCCCGTATTTACAGACGAGCTATACAAACTAAAGGGCGCCGCAAAGTGGCCGGTCGTAAAGCTATAATCATCTTCTTTGTTAGCAGCTATATCAATTCCAAAACCAAGTCTTTTCTTGGCAGACGGATTTATCGTATCAGCAATGTCTTGCCATCTTTCGACATCTGTTCCAAGCGCTAGCATTACATTAGCAGGAAGGTTAAAGCCGGGCACTAGTGGGCCAGCCGGGGCGGTAGCGCTATATACTATGTCTCGATTTTTCTTTATGGGGTAATTAATACCACTGTAAATCGTATTGCGTTGTATCGGTCGCTCTTTGTCAACCAAAAATCGGTAATTAGTTGTTTTTCTTCTGGTTGTGGTGGCGTTTGGAACTTTAAATATCATATCCTTGCTGGCATTGGTTCCAAAAACAGAAGCACTAATTGGGTTGGTGAGCGTTTCATTTCCAGCATACGCTACATATCTTTCTGCTGACTGTAGCCACCAATTGGCGTTATTGCGCTCCAGGTTGCTAATTGGGTGATGGCTGAATTGCCAACCAGGGCTCAACGGCAGATTAGAATTTGTTCCACCTTCTGGATCGGACCACTTCATTTCTAAGGTGGGGAACTTGTGTTGATACTTGTCACGCGAAAGTAAGTGATTTTCTACCATTACTCGAATATTATCTGCAAAATCAGCAGCCGCAGGGATTAACTGTTCCAGCATCTTCCCCAAAGCAGTATCAAACCACTTATAAAACTCTATATACTTGTCTAAATCGGCCGTATTGGCGACGCGTTCAAAGAAAAGTTGTCTTAATTTTCCTAAGTGCTTGTATTCAGAACGATATTTGTTAACTGGTTCGCCAATAAGGTTGTTAAAATCCGCTATAGAGCCAAAGATATTAAGCATCTCTTCGGAGATTGAGTTATACATGCTCTTTTCAAATGCAAAAAAGAAGTTAATCGGGCGCGATTCTCGTGTAAATTCAAGATCGTCCTCCGTAGTTAAGACCTTAATCATATCCTGTGCATATAAATTCTCAGGCAGGTTTTGTTTAGCAGCAACAAAGTAGTCCACATCGACCACCTTGATCGAACTTGCAGGGAAACCATAGCCGCGGCCTGTATGTTGAGGTCCTAACAGGGTTCCAAGCCCCCCATATCGACTGGTTTTCAGTGCCGAGGAGCCTGATGAAAAGTCTGCTACCACAAACTCTCCAGAAGCATCCGAACCAGTTACTTGTTCGAAATCCCAGTTTAATGCTAGAGTTTCTATTTGTGGTACTTCAAAATTATTCTTACCACTCTGGAACAAACTAGCATTTCGATAAGGATGTAGGGCTCCATAGTTCTTAATATCTCGCGCGTGGGCTTTGATAGCATCATTTTCTACATAATCCTGCCAATATCGACAAGTCGACACCTTCACGTCCGACTGATTTAATACAGATCCTGTAAAATCTTGCCTATGGGCCCCCACGTAAACACGCCTTGATCCTGTCACAAAAGTACTCGGACAGGATGAAGATAAAATAGAGCCAGAAACATGGAACTCGTTCAATATAACGTCGGCTACATATTGTACACCATAAAAATCTATTGTCCAGTTGTGATCAGGCAGGCTGCTTCCGGAAACGAAATTTGATTGTGGATAAGTATCCGGCTTTACACGAACCGCCAATGACCACTTGCTGTTATCATAAACACTCTCAAATACTGAGCTAGTCAGAACCGAGCCGGTTATACAGCCACCAGTACTACTGGTTAAAACGAATCTGGCATTAGGCGAGCCAGACTCATCGCGAGCAGCATAAACTTGAAAGTTCGCAGCATCACACCACCAGTTCCAGCCCGGGCGCATACGCGTAGCAAAATCGACATGAGTCGCAGCATTATGCATGCCAAAGACAGAAGACGACAAGCTGCCGCTAAAGTTCTGGGTTGAATAATGTTCGCTTCCGGCGCTGAATTTCTTAGGAAATAAAACCTCTGTTTCTAAGGTAAAGGCATACCCGGCACCCGCTCCGTGTATGGAGCTACTCAAATAACTAACTGAATCGCTATTAACACTAGAAGAGTTTTGAAATACTGTAGCGTCAAAACGAGTTTTGTTGTTGAAATCTATTAATCGATTTCTCGTTTCCGACATCGTTGTGCTTTCGCGGAGTTCATATTCTATATTATTGCCATATAAGCTTAGTCTGATAACCTCTTCATCTATGCCAAAGCAGCGAATTAGATTTCTAAAGCTCTTCTCGGTACCTTTTGATTTATAAATGTGAATTAGGTTGTTATAAATGTTTTGATATATTGTGTTTTTGATATCGTTAAGAGATTTTGCAAAAAGCTTATCTTCACTTCTATCGGCTAGCTGCTCTAAAATGTCTGCATCTAAGAAAATCTCCGGTGCTAACATCCCCTGACCAGCCAAGAGCCGATTACCAAAAACATTTGGCTTGTTAGAGCCGCTAACATAATCAAAATCTTTAATATTGTTCACACTCTCTATTTGAAGGTGTAAAGAATCAAAATAGCTTGCCGCTATCTGTGTTAAGTTTTCTAATTCATCGCCACCTTTGCTGTCTTCTTCCTGGATCCAGGACGGGAACATGTTGAATAAAGAGGAATTATTGCCATAATCATGAACAGAGCCGGAAGTTTCTAAAGAAGTTAAGAGCGTTTGAACATCCGAATGTGAAGAATAAACGATCGGATCTCTAAATTCTGTAGTGGCTGCCGAAGCAGAAACTATGGCAGAACCCGTATTTCTTATAGCGGAGTTATACGTTGCTCCGCGTGTCCAGGTGCCGTTGGTTACGCGGCCAGAATAGTCTAAGATGGTAAGGTCTGTGCTCTCAGTCCCTACAATGCCTTCATTAAACTTGTAATAAACTCCTAAAGTGGTGTTCGCTGAGTCTGTGTTGGTGCCGCCTCCCACATCTGTGAACCAATATCGGCCGATATCTTTTGAGCTTCTTTGGGTTTTCCAATAACGGAACTCGTCTAATGATGCAGAAAGTTTACCGGCGCCGGCAGTTACAGTAGTAGATCCCGACGGAGAAGTAACGAGCGCGCCAATGTGAGCCTTCAAGGATCCCGAGAAGTCTCCCACAGAACTGCTAAGGCCCCCTAGAGTTATATTATTTGTTCTGTTTAGATCTCCATTAACATAGAATTTTACATTAACTGATTTATTTGCCGGCGCATAAGAAACGATTTGGCTTGCGGCCATGGTGCCATTGTCAGCATATCCATCCCTGCCTCCTTTTTGGTCAACAATTTTGTTTGTCGCCGAGGAAACATTGGTCCCATCAAGACTATCATCGGAATCAGTCCCCATCCGATACCACGATAGAAGGCTTGCAGCTGCCGCAGTATCTAGATTAGCTGTTGTATCCTGATAAAGCGCCTTAACCTCTGCAGCCGTTAATACGCCACCCCATATGCCTGCTTCGGTGATATACCCATCCCAGAAAGTAGTACCGGTAGAGAAATAGCCTCCAATATAGCCAGTGCCGACGATGGCGGTGGCAGCAGTTGTGGTGGTCGAGGTGCTGGTTTCATCTATACCGTCGATATATATTTTCATCGTCCCCGCGCCATCGCCGTAGCTGCTACCGCCGCTATAAGTGGCTACAACATGATGCCAGCGGCCCTTAGAAGTCTTGTTGGTTGTGGTGGCTGTTTTTTGGGCCGGCCCAGTATATTGAATGCTGAATTCAATTTTTCCGGTACTTACATTATACCTTAAGTTGCGGTAGACGTTGAAGTTGAATATAGAAGAATAAGCCTCGGTTGTATCAGGATCTAGGTATACCCATGCCGAAAGCGTGAACGGGCGCGCTGCGGAGCCGGCTCCCCCTATCGGTGTATTCCAGCTAGTGCCTATGTTTATTCTATCTTCTGAGGCAGCCTCAAATAGAATTGATTTCTGTGTTAAATCTAGATTCTTTAATGAAACAGCATAATGGTTCCAGGTGTCATCAGCTACTGTACTGGTTGTAATCGCAGAGCTGCCAAGCGAAATCGAAGACGCTTCGTAGGAACTCGATGCAAGAGTTAACCGGAACGGATCTGCTGTTGAGGAACCGCTATTGGACGATAACTCAATACGAAAATGTCTATAATCATAATTAACAACTCCCGCGCCGGATCCTGAAACTTCGTTATTCCACAAATCAAAGATTACTTCTTTTTTGGTTTTTGTTTCGTCAAAAGCTTCTTTCTTTAGCCAAAACTCAACTGTGGTGCCGGCATCTAAATCAAGTTTTAGATTTGATCCTCGATTATCGTCCGGCGCCCACACATTTGCGGCTGCCGTACGAGGGACTGTGTTTTTAATATGGGGGCCGCCATAAAGACTGATATATTCGAGATTAGTCGGTAGTCCATAGCCATCAGAACTAACAGAACCATATGGATCTTGTGACCGGTCTCCATAAGAAAAATTAATATATCCATTTGTTCTTGGGTATCTCTTATTAAGAACATACAGGTCTACATACGAAGAGCTGTTTTCCCAATTAGTTTTTTCATATAATGAGCCATCATAAGGATAGGTTTTGTAAATGTTTCTTACGGCATCGCCATAATATTTCTTAGCCAACCCATAACGAGCGAAGTTTTCCGGCTTTGAATAATCAACCGGAGGAATAAACCGATCTTCTTTAATTACATCTGCTTCGTGATAGCTAACAGACTCGACTTCGGAACCAACACTATCGGCCGATCGATTCGTTAAAGACTTGGCAACTGTTATTTTATCGAATAACTCTTTAAGGCTCATAGTGGTTACCCTTCTTCAACCCTAAACCTAAATTCCTCTGGCTGTTCAACCCAGTCTTTTATTGAATCGTTATAATAAACAAACTTCAATCCGTAAGAATAGCCGCCCTGTAACATTGACATATCAAAATCAAAATAGTTTCCTGACACATCATGAGAAAGATACGTATGCTTCGTGCTTCCGGTTCCATACGGCACTACATTTAGTTCATCCGCCACCCTATAGATGCGATATGAGGCGCTTGGAATTGTTTTATTCGTAATTGTTGAGGTGGCCACAGAGTATATTGTAGGGCTCCAGTTTCTATCTCTTACAAAGAGCCTCATTCTGGCGGTTTCGCTTCGAATATACTTAGGTTTCAAATTAGATATTGAAGTAGCATGTTGGTCTGATGGGGCATTATCATAGGCGATTACACTTTTTGGTGTAATTGAGCCGGTAAAAAACTCTGTTGCATTGGCTGCCCCGGTATGCCATACATCAAAAAGCGTTGTTAGCGAGCCGGTGGCAGACAAAGAAGCAGAATAGATGCCGGTCTTATACCAGCCACCTGTTACGTTAAAATGACCAGCGGCGACAACGCCTCCTCCCGCAGGCAAAGCTAGCTTAGAGCCGGTTGGTACTGTGGATCCCGAATATATACTGACCAGTATTGGACCACCGGCAACAGTGTTCGGCAAATTTGTAAGCTTGCCGGTGCGCGGGCTATAGTTATACAAATACAAAGTATTGAGATTGTCTGCGGCAGTCGCCAGGGAGCTACTAAAATAGAAATTTCCACGATCATCTTTAACACGCGAGTCCCAGCGGGCTTCCAATACCGGTCGCTTAAAGAAAAACTCCGAGGATCTTGCAAAAAACTTCTTAGTATAATAAGAGGTGGTGGCGCCAGTGACATTATGAAGAAGACCAATAGAAGTATTGGTGCCAGTGGAAGAAGAAAAATATGCCTCTTGGCTGCCGGTGAGATGAACACTTAGACCATAATTAGGATATCCGCCACCGGAGGTTCCTTTGACCCAATTTTCTACAATCTCTGAAATATCGAGCTCAATATCCTCATACCCTTCTGGAAAGGAGGCGCTGGGGGGTAATGCGCCGGCGCCATTAATCGTCGGGCGATAATCGCCGCCGCGCGATGTCCAGCGGCCGAAGCCTGAACCGTTCGAATAACTAGATGAGGACCAATTACCGTCGGTCGTTAGCTGTAATAGGTCTGAATTGCCAAAGGAGCCTCCCGAAGATGGGCCGGCTACAGTAACAGTAACAGACGCACTAGACTCGGGAACGGACGGGGTTCCGGAATGTGAAACAGCCGTAGCAGCATAATTACTATTTGCATCGATAGCGGTAGCCAAATTTGTAGCCGTTGTGGCATTGGTTGTTTCCGCAGTCCAATCAGTACCCTCTGTAAACGTGATAGCAGTCCCCAATCGGGGCGTAAGAGTTGCTACGACACCAGAAGCTAGGGCATTATAATTGGTGATAACAATATTTGTAGAGGCCGCTACTGGAGGACCTCCTCTGTTTATCCAGTTGGAGCCGGCACCATCATATGTTCTGTCGGTATATTCTTCCATGTCTAGGCCAACACCCTCTTGCCAAGAAGATGATACTGGCTGCACGGTTAAGGCAAAATCGCGAGGTAACGTAAAAGCATGCTTGGCGTTGTACATCCTAAGATAAAAACTTACACTTCCAGAAGCCGGAATAGTTCCGGCTGTTCGGTCTGTAATAACAGTTGATATCGGGAACTCAATTAATGCCCGGGAAAGCTCCTGTGAAAGGCCGGACGAACCGGAGCCTTGCCCGTAAATAGAAAAAACCTCTACTACATCGGCCATACCCATATTAGAGCCCGTGCCCCGCTTGGTTTCTAAAAGAGCAGATTTGTAGGCATTCGTTATAGTATTATCTTTTGTTGGCTTATATCGCTTAATGCCCATTAAACTACGCTTCCTTGTACGTCCAGGTTGGGGTATTTAATTTCAAATACAGTGTTTTTCTCAGCATTGATATATCTTCCATCATTTGAAAGATGGGCGTCTAAATCAAAATTAAAATTTGAATAAGGGCTGCCGCTTTTTGCCACCAATTTTACATCTAAAACATCTATTACGCTTGGCACCTTGTTAAGTTCCTTATAAATGTCGCCTATATAAATCTGTTCTCCTATATCATATGTCATGCTAGCAAAATAATTTCTCAATCTAGCATTTGCAGCCGCCAAAGCATTGTATTTGTTTTTCTCATAGTCGGTCACTATGATAAATTCAACCCCAAAATTAACCACATATGCATCCAAAATATCAATCGTATCATTTATTATTTTATAACGAGAAAGCCAAGTTTTTAAGTTTTGTTTAATAGTAGTATTAGTTGTAACCAAAAAGCCATCATTGTTTTCTGAAATGACATGTAGATTGAGGTTCCGTTTAAAAGAATCAAAATCGCGCAAAATTATGCATTTTTTAATTGCTCCGAAGCTGGGCGGCATCGCATAAGTAATCGCTTGATAATCTTGTGTTGTTACGGCTCTGTTTTGAGTAGCATAATAACTAAAAACACGTTGCTTGATTTCCTCTGTCGATGGAAGCGAAACATCTCCCAATATAGGCTCTTCATTATTAACTTCTAAAGAACTGATCACGCTATTTCTCTTAACGGCGCTTAGGGCGCCTTGATTATCAAATTCCAAGATGGGAACAGAAACGGAAGTAAGAGTGTTTGAGGCTATGTTCACATCGTCAGCATCATTAACCCTGTAGTGAACGGTCAAGGTAGTGTTGGCCGGCGCAATTCCAAATTTATCCGTCGAGGTCAGGTTTGTGGGATCGAATTCTTTTTCAGTTGTATAATCGCGACCATGTAACTGTAGTGTAATCTTACTAGGATCTATAACCGATTCGTTTGTTAGTTCCGCATCGCTCCCGTAGCCAAATTGCAAGAGGGCGCCAGTACGCGTCCTTTCTAGTGTAAATCTTCTTACGGCCGGAATTGCCTTCAAGATAGACGGAACGCTATTCTTATCGGCATTATTATTTCTTATGGCTTTATAAATCACTTCTTGAGCCAAATGATCTACTTCAAAATATTCGTGCCCCTCAGAATCTATCACAGAAATAATTTCTGTTATGGCAGAAGTCGCTAAAGGTACCTTTAAAAAATTTTGATAGGCGCCAATGATTTTGGTCTCGCGCTCAATACGGCCAGATATAACTTTGCCCGAAGCCTTTACGGCAAATTCAATTGGAGAGTTTGTTGCCGCCTCGACGGCTGTAATTATAATTTCATTGCCCGAGGCACTAAAAAGAACGTCCTCTGTTAAAGTAAACATTTTGCCATCTATAGAATTAAACTGACTGCCTGCTCGAAGAATAGGATAATATGTTGTATCGGGTGCGCCTGACGCGTCTACCGGAACTGTAACATAAAACTGTGCTCTGCCAACAGAAGTAGAACTATCAGTAAATTTCCATCCCATTTGGCGCGCTAAACGAACAACATTATCATATTCCAAGGCGCTGTCTAGAAAAGATTCATTTACTTGATAATCTAGATAAAACGATAATATATCACCTATGTAGGCAACCGAGTCTAAGACTAAAGCGCCAAAACCAGCTTCATTAAAATCTTTATAGCTCTCTGGATAATACCGTTTGGCATAGCCTACTAAATCAGCCTTAATCGAAGTGAAGTCACGACTAGTATAGTTTACTGCCTTTAGTTTCTTTTTAGAATTAGAAGCCATTTTATATCCTCAATTTATATTCCTGCGGCGCTTTCGCGTATAGTTATTCTGTCAGTCTCTTGTAGGGGATCAATTGTGTATCTAATTAAAACCCCTAGTACATTGCCCGTTCCCTTTAGATCTTCTCCGCCCTGAAAGTCAATATGATTTATTGTAACAAAAGGCATGTATTTTGCGACTTGACCGTGCACGTTGTCGGCAATTCGCCCATAAACGGCCGAAGTCATGGGCTCAAAAAAATAGGACCGTATCCCAACACCAAAATTAATATCCATAACGCGCTCGCCTTGGTTTGTTAACAATAAATTCTTCAAGTTTTGACGAACCATATCTTTATAAGTCACGTTTAAGTCGTAAAACCCAAACTGGTTATTATATCGAAGAGGAAACTTTGGTGATAAACCTTTCATATCTTTAGTCTTTTTTAATTAGTTATGAAAAAGTTATTTCAATACAATTATAAGCAGAAGATGTTGGCTTCATTCTCACGGACAATCACCTCCTCCCGCAGTCTCGGTACCCGGCAATTCGTCGAGAACCGGGATTCCATCTGGATCCGCCTCGGGCTCAGCGCAGGGTGCCTGGGCTGAAACTTCCTCTTCTTCCGCGGTCTTCGGCAGTGCGCCCATTGACGGACGACGCGCATCGGCACACGCTCCCCCTGCCAGCATTGCTCGTGCGGTAAAGTTGGCAGATTCCTTTTTGTCGTGCTGAAGGCTTAAGAGGATGTAGGCTATTCCCAATGGGCCCGGAGGGATTGCAAGAAAATATGGGAATGTGCCTATTAAGTCAATACCTGAAGCCTCTCCAATCTTTGGTCGTATTACGGGAGGAAGATCCGCAAAAGTTTCGTCAGTCGCCTCTTGAATCCACTCTCTAATAGTTTTATCTGCGTTCGCAGCGTCTCGCCCTTCTAGCGGCGGCGCGCCTGACATGGCGGCGGTGGTTTGAGCAATTGATTTCCCGAGGTTGGCGTATTGTTCAACCTGATCGATTACTTGGCCGCTGATATCTCTGATCATTTTTCCAATTACAACGTGTGGATCGATCATCTCCGCTAAGCCTTTAAGTATGCGTATAGGGGTTTCTAAAAGCATCTTCTGCACAAAAGACGACCCCATATCCATAAACGGTAATAGTGCCGCTGCTGCGCCCAAATCCATGGCGGCCGCAAGAGATATGTTTGAGGATGAGCTGCTTTCTGGATCTCTGTGGGCGTAATTATCGCCGGCCAGGGCTGCGCGCAAAATCGTTCGAACTGACTGTTTGGTGTCGTTAAACATAATTGTAAACTTATCAGATAGCATATTAGATGAGCGCAGACCGACCATAAACATATATTGTAATAATGCATCTGTGTCATAAACCCCATTAAACAGCTCTTGATACCTAAGACCCATTAGGTTAGGCTGTGTGCCGGTACTGCTGGGGATGAGGAGGCCATCGGAGTCAGACATGAGGTTGCCGTCCGCGTCAAGCTCGTAGGCGGCAAACTTAGTGGGCGACACTATCTTATGAATTATCTTTTTGCCCGGGCCCGAATCCAACTTTAAATATGGACGTATAACGTCATATATTCTCGTATCAATATAGTCGCCCTCTCTTCCCCCGCCAAGAGCAGTCAAATCTCGGGTATAGGAGCTAAATGTAAAGCCGCCTACGCGGGTGGCGATACTGTGCTCCCCTTGTATGCCTGTATTAACGCTCAAAATTTTTCCACCATCGGCTTTTATAAGCAAACCAGATTTGTTTTTCTCATAATCATTAAACGCATCTCGCCAATCATAGCTTTCATGCCTATTTTCCGCCATGGCGATCAAAACTGGATCGCTATTTTCCAAAACTGGAGATTGGTAGGCTATTCGTGCGCCGGCCCTAAAATCCCTAATAACTCTGTTTATTGCACTATCATATCCCTTATCGCCGGTTAAATATTCACTTCCTCGAGGCCAGCGATTCCGATCGGATGAAAAGCTTTGATTCAAAAGCCCCGTTTCCCAGTTGGCCATCATTTGCTCTGGGGTGAGAAGGTGGAATGTGACGATATCACAGTCGATCATCGCGTCGCAGTCGCCATCCTCCGGCTCATCACACAAGTTCGGAAGGCCATATCCTGGATCGCCAGGCTGAAGTGGATTAGCGGTAGGAGGAGGCGTTGGATCCATTATTTGTTTAAACTCTTCCCACTTATGCTCCTTTATTAAGGTCTCAATGCCCTCAATATTCCACGATTCTAAATCTTGTATCTCGTCACTAGCACTAATCTGCTTAACGGCCGAATCAGCACCACCTAGTGTTATTGCCACCACTCTAAAGTGACCACTTTGAAGGCCCGCAAATCCTGATGAGCTGACACGCGGATCGAACCACCGGGAGTCGGTGAAGCTACCGGCGCCAGCTCGCTCTATTGGCTGCCATGGGGCCATTGCCAACGGGGCCGGCACGGAGGTGCGCGGGGAAGTCGGCGATGCAAGGTCGACGGCGCCGTTAGTATACGCTTCCAATAGTTTTCCACTCAAGATCTCGTCTGAAAAAAACGTGCCGGCCAACTCTCTGCGGCGATCTTCATCGGCATCCGCAAGGCTCTCCTCGCCATCGGGGCCCAGCAGCTGTGACCAGAGAGCAACATTGTCGAAATCGGTTGGGTAGGCGAAAAAGCCTTTTGCCCAGATACCGTAACCGTCTGTGTCACGGCCGGTCATGCTGTAAGAAGGCGATGAGGCGCCCCCATCAACGTAGAAGGTAAGGTAGCCGGAGTTAGCGCTCCAGCGTTCCATATCACCGTCAGCACTCCACCAAGCCGGACCTGTGGCATGAGATCTCTCAGCCTCGTTGCCGCGCTCGGCGCCGGACCATTGAGTATAAAGGCCATCACTGCCGAAGTAGTTCTTTGTATATCCTCGCAAGGTATTAATATCAAATCCAGTCCATATGGCCTGATTATAATCACTTTCAAACAAGTCGCTCTTGCGAAGTCGATATTGTACAAGACCATTTCGAAATTGGTTATGGTAAGGATTATTGCGACGGTCTGGATCATAAACGTATTCGGCGCCGACCTCGGTGAGCCCGGTCGTCGTGCCCGTCCCGCAGTACTTATCCCACCCTTGGCCGAAGATCCAGGCGCCGCGGTAGTCATTGGACATGTCGGTGCCCGAGGACGACCAGAGGTCTACCCCTCTGTCGCGGGCCGGCATTCCGCGCGCGTTGCCGTGCCAAGTAACTGATATTCTGCCACGCAGATCATCATATGCACCCTCAAGGGCGCTGAGCATGGTGTCGTCGTCACTGTCCGGGTCACGGATCCCATAGGCCGTATTTTCTATACCCAGCTGTTTTCTTATGATAGATGTCCTCCTGGAGCCGCCTTTATACACCTTCTTCGCCTCGGGCCTCGCCGTTGCACTAGTGCTAGATACGTAACTCACATCTCTATAAGAAAGCGCATTGCTCCCGATTATACCATCGTACGGATTTTTACCAAATATGGTCGGCCAGTCCTGATAAGTGCCCAAAATCCCGTCGTTGATCTCCCCGCCGTTCGAGTCAAGACCGGTAACGGACGCGCCAGAATAGCCAGGGGTGGCGCGGTCTACGCCGGCGGTACGGGCCCAGCGAGTTTGGTTCCAGTTATAGCGCTGCTCGACACTGGCTGCGCCCGGGTTCCGGGAGAGCATGCTGTCGGTGTTGTTCGCCACGGGACCGTCGACGTGCTCCATTCCGGTACCGTCGAACGTAGCGCCCCATCTATCTATTATTGGTATCGATAACCTACGAAGCTTCGCCTTTCTGTACGAAGTTCCTTCCCATGTGTCGGCAGCCTCCCAGCCTACTGAAACAACGGATGGTGACACACTGCAGGGCCCTAGGCCGGTGCCAATGCCCATCTCCCACTCTACCTGGCTGTAGGGGCCTTGCTGGCGGTCTACATTGGTCAAGCTGGGGTTAACTACTTCTCTTAGCCAAAATCTAATTGCATCATAGTTGCTTTTCTTTAAAGGCCCCTGTACAGCATGATAGTGGCTAGCGCCAATACGGCCGAGGCCGCCGGCCTTCTGTGCGCCCCAGTCGCCGGCGAGATCGCCGAGAGCGCCTGCGCTGGCACGAGCCATATAGCCTTCGTCAAACTGGCCCGCTGCCTGACCTTCCGAGTCGGCAAAGTGTTTGCCAGGCGCGAAATCATCAGGACGTTGACATCCCAGCCCTGAATCAAAAGGAAAATACTTCGTCCCGCCCTTGGAGGCATTGCCGCCTGTGAAATGATCATACTCGTTCATATAGTCGGGTATTACCGTCTCTACAATGTAGGTTACCCTTACGTTGTCTAGGGTTGGGTTTGGCGACGTGTCCTCGCGTCGAACTGTATTTATAAAAGAATTAAACTGTTCGACGCCAACAACCATATCACTCCAGCCGTTAAATCCTTCGGCGTCCTCGTTGGAGTCCTGGGTTGGATATACGTATGTTCCAAAGTCTTGAGTTTGGGTGCCGCCCCTCGTTGGGTCGACTGTATAAGTTGCGGGCGGCGGAAGAAGGCCGCCATCAAATAACCAGTCTTTAACGCGGCCGCCTTGTTCGGCCAGTCGTTGCTTGTCAACCGGCGACAGCCCTTCAAGATTGATGGTGCCGTCCTGCATCATGTCCCATGCGGCATGGGCGGCATCACGGACAGCATCAATGCACGGCGAGTCGCTGTCGGGCGAGTGCTTGTCCGCTGCCGGCGTACCGCCGCTAAAGGCGTATGGCGCGTCTGCCGGTGTCAAACTTGTAGCGTTCAACATGGTTTCAAGATTTCGCATATTCACCTTAAGCTTGACATAATTTTCACGAACAAAAACGCCATGGCCTTTCGCGTATTCCACTTCATCAGAAGAAATCGTATCCTTCATGAAGCCGCGCTCTTCAAGGTTCAAGCCGTAATCATAATTTATCGTTTCTTCTGCTATATTGCTCCCGGTGATTCTAAGCTCAAACGTGGGGAAGGTGGCATCGCCGAAGGCCTCGCCAGGGACGGGAACAGCATCGTCAGCAGATTGCCACATTCGAACTGGCTGCTCCTGATCGTAGATACTGACGGCATCACCAGCCGGAACGTGAAGAACATCAACCTCTGGCATACCATATAAAAGAAAATTACTATTCGGGGCGCCCTGCTCGACCGGCTTGTCAAACAACTCATTAATCTTTGGAGCTAGTTTCGACAATCTCTTTCTAACCATATATTCAAATGCATATTGTCCATATATCTGTTTAGCAGCAGAAGTCCTAGAATTTATCTGCGACATGACATTGTCGGGTATTACGATCGGAGATGCCGTCGCGACGGTCGGATCCGGGAGGAGCATCCCAGTAATGACCGGGCCTAGGCCGGTCGGAGATTGCCACTCAGGAACTTCACCAGTGCCCGGATCTGTAGTACGAATTCTCAATTTATCAACATATATTATTGCCGCGCTGTACAATGCCGTTAGCATGTTTCTGCCTCGCATACGACCCTGTTCGAGCGTCGACTCTCGTACGCCGCCAGTCGAAATCGTTTGTGCCGATTGGGTCTGCGCCGCAAGCGACATATCCTCCATAGATTTGGCGCCAATACTAACGTACATTTCTGCTATTATATTATTGATAACTGAATCTTTTTCAAAAAAGCTTCCAAGGCCATACGCATCTAATAAGAAGATATTTTTAAGGAGCTGCTCTAGTAGGAGAATTTGAATATATGCATTTAGGGCTGCATATATTATAGCATCCTCAACAGGACCTATGGCACAAGTTTTGTCTGAACATGAATTTTCTTTAAATTCGTCCAAAGCATCTTGAATTATAGAATTAATATCAAAAAGATCGGTTCCGACTACGCCTCCGTTCGGACACGGTATCGGTAGTAATCCTAATCTGTTGATTTCGTATACTTTAAAAAGTTTTGAGTTTCGTACATTAAACGCTATTGAATTAAACAGAGATGTATAAGCCGGAAAATACAAGTCACCAAACGCTTGGAAGTTTAAGTTTCCAAACTGTTCCGCGACGAAGACGCTCTTGACGGTTTGGTGCGTAGTGATTCTCGAGAAAAAGTCTCCAAAAATAATCGATCGGAACTTGTCAACTGAAAGTTCGCGGCCTTCACATGGGCTAGCCGACGTTGTGCCGACAACGTTGCCTTGGCCGTCATACTGGTTGGTGGGCGTCGGAACCTCAAAGTTAGTTTGATCTAAACTGCAGTTAAAAATGTCCATTTGGGGGGCGCCGCTGGCACCGGGATTCTGCGAGACGAGCTGAGCTTGTGTATAAACTTCAATACCTG